CTTCAAACATGTTTGACAAGTATGTCAGACAAAACGACCTAGATCCAAATCTAGCGATTTATCACTATGGTTCAGACCGTTTTGTAGTTCAAACTATGAATTACACTTATAACGGTTGTCTTACTGGTGAGTCTGTTCACCTCGGTCAGTTTTATGACATCCTAGACGCACAAGAGTGTGCCGAGGATTATCTTAAAGACCTTTTACTCTCACAGGGGGTTTAATCATGTCAGTTTTACATCATGAGTCTTTACTTGAAACTTGCTACGATGAAGCATGGATAGATTACGCTAAAGCAAACAATCTAACATACGATCAACTCACAGCAATGGAACAAAATTCCCCATATGGTATTATACCAGAGATAGAAGTTGAAGCAACTAGACGTTTTGAGAGTTTATGCTTATGAAATACAAATCACCCTTTGACATCGGTGTAGGTGATGTTGTCACCATTACAGAGGATGGATATATCCAGGAATTTATGGTTTTGATTAACTATATAAAAGGACAAACAGACAAAAAAGGATATACACCTGACTCAAATTTTACAGTATTAACTGATAATTATGGAAACCGAGTTATGTGTCATGATTATAGAATTATGGAGGTTTTAGTATGAGTGGTTCAAAAGTTGCTGTTATATGTGTTTTAACGATGGCATTTTTCGGTGCTAGACTTATAATTAAAGCACATAATTATGCAAATGAGTTAAAACAAAAGAATTACGATAAATATGAACTCATGGAAAGTCATTTAAGATAAAACCACTGATAACCATATGCTTGCATCCAATTCTTATTACTTTGCAAGTTTTTTATGTTGTTGTGAATGTTACCAACCGCAGAGCGATTACCATCCCCTTTAATATAGTAACTTGCTTCACTTAATGAATTAAAAGTAATAACATTATCAGGGTTATTTACATCTATTGCTTTAACTTGTCTTTGCATTCTTGCTTTATTACTACTATTACCCTTTTTAACTGGTGTATATTTAGAGGGCAACTTATCCCCCCAAAATAAATACCAACCTTTACATGATTTCTTTTTACTTAGTGGTGAACTTAATGATATATTAACCCCACAATTATCCTTTCTATTGTTGTTAAGATCCTCGGCACAATCTGCCTGGTTTTTCCAACATTTAACCCATCCAAATTCGGGGTTAGTTCCTATTATTTTCTTAGTGCTATATGTCCTTACATTCATGTTAATTAGTGGTGTATCTTTGTATGCCCATTTATAACCATATGCTTGCGAAGTTCGCCCCTTAAGTGCATTTACTAGGTTGTTATTTTCCGTTCCTTTAGTATCACCTACCGCCCAATACTTAGCAGCAGTAATTGATAAGAATGTACGCACAAATTGCCCCTCTAATGTATAACAATCTACTTCCCTTGATTCTCTATATTTACCATAATCTTTTGGATCTAATTTAGTACCTTCCCCACCTAATGTACAATTATAACCACTCTTATATGTATCCAAAAGTGTTATCCAATGTGTCTCCCTTAAGTTAACATTAATCTCACTACATTCTTCAATAATTGTATATTTAAAGTTTTCCACTTTATGTTTACGAATTGCATAATGTATTGCCTCTAATTTATACTTAGTAGGATCTTTCTTTGCTAATTGTTTATGCTGACTCCAACGTATATTAGGGTTACTATGTGATGTTTTACCAACGTACTTTTTACTGTTAATGTTATTAGTTATTGTATAGATGTATGCCATAATAAGTAATAATGAATAAGATTAAAATGTATTTCTAAGTTATATATAAAGATTCGTATTAATAGAGATAAGTTATTAACAACCCTGTGGAAAAGTGTAATAATTAGATGTTAAATAGCACTCCTAATCGTTACCTTAGCGTGTTACCTACCGAAAGTCAAGTAATATCCCCAAAATAACACAAACTCCGAGTAACTTGACAAATCCTGGATAATATCTTATAATACCAATGTACAGCATAATTCTTGTTACTTTTCCACAATGTTTTTAACTACTAAGTATAAACAATTGATGAGTAATTACCCCGAAAGATGTTCACTATCAGAGGAGATAGATTTACTCCAATTCTTGTTAGATACTGAACAGCAATCGGAGGACAAATATATAAAGAACCGTTGCGACTATATGTTACAAGAAGGTTACCTTTATTACGTCCCCTAATTAACACTAACTACTAAGAATATGCGATACGTTGTTTACAATCAAGAAGCACAAATGCAGGGGTCATTTGAATCAATTTATAACCTTGAATTGTTTATGGATAGTGTTAGAAACTCTCGTGGAGATAGATATAAAGAATTACCCAAACATTCGTGCTTTGATTATATTAAAAGCATAGGATGGTTCATGGAAATATGTGATGAACATGGGGGTAATCCTTTGGATAAAAGTGTTAAGAACACAGAGTAAATACACCTACTAAGTATAAACATATACAACCCAAATCGCAGTCATACTAAGGGATGTGGGGTCTTGGGGCGGCCCTATATTAAAACGACTTACTACCCTAACCTACAAAGGTTCTCAATCGCTAGAGTGATATATAGTTCGGGTTTTTGTTAACCCTCTTTTATAAAAAATTTTCCCCCATAGGATTTCAGTGCAGAAGTTTTCTCAGAGTTTACAGGATTCTAGAACCTTTATTCTAGAGACTCTAATACACACAGAAGGGCATCTGGACAACAGAATGTATAACTGTGCTGATTTGTGTGTAGATCTCAATAAGGTATGCACAGAAGAGATTCTGAGTGAGTGGGAGAGATATAAGAGAGCACACCCAGAGCATAAGATTACAGCACTATGACAAAAAGATACGTCCACCCTTGGTATCAGTGGGTGAATGACGGTAAATCTCCACAGGAGTACAGGGTAGTTTTTGTATTACCCTCAGAACGGATCGTGGACAGTCGGCATAATTCGTTAGAGGATGCCGAAATAAGACGTAGGCACTGTGATAATCTGCTACATAAGTTAAACGTATCGGAGGATACCATAGTGAAAGTTGAGACAGGTATATGAAACGTTTTACACTTACCGTTGTGGAAAACGATGACGGAGAACTATTCATTAACATTCCAGAAGACTTGGCGAATGACCTTTCTTGGCGAGATGGGACTAAGTTAGAGTACGATGATGAGGGTGATGGGACACTTCTAGTATATAAATTAGAGGAATAACGAGTATCGCGGGGCGCGAGTCACCGCGTCTTCGCATTTATTATTATGAGCAACCAAGAAATTACAGTTTCTGATATCAATAACCAAGAGTTTGAGGTCAATGAACTTACTACCGACGCGATCCCCGCGTGGATGCGAGATCGTAATGGAGAGTTATGGGTAGATAACAAAGTCGCACATGATGCGATATGCCAAACGTTTGCTAATATAATAGAAAGACTCGCTGCATGTGAACAAGCGATACTGGGGCATCATAAGCATTTAGAGAGTATGCCACAGATAGACCAGAATTTATTCATGTATAAACCTAACGGAGAGAAGGATCATCTAAATATTGGTAAGAACTTAGATCTCATCTATAAGAAGTTAGAGGCACTAGAGAATGGGTTGTAATACTAATAAGAATCCAGAAAGAAATGTAAACCACTGTAATAGGTACAACCCTGCTGTAGCGGGTGGTGGAACGAATGCTTCTCTTAATATGGGAGGAAACCTTAGTAGCGTGACTAATGGAGTTCCTTATACGTTTGCTAAGTATAACCCTGTAGGAAGAGACGTAAGTCAAGAAGAGACTCCTAATGTACCTGACTTTACTAGAGACTTAGTGATGTATGGTAATGAGATATGTGAAGCAGATGATGGTCAAGCACAGAATATATGTGGTACTAACTCAGGTAACTGTGGAAAAGTAATGGTAGAGGTGGGTCAAGGAAGTAATGGAACAATATACAGTATATTAGATCACTATCCAGAGAAGTTATCTTTCTTTCCTGGTGCTGGTGATGAATGGTTTATGTACCTCTATGACTTATCTAATCCTGTTGTAGGTTATCCTTGTCACTGGATTGAAGATATAGATGGTACAACTACTACAACTGATTCTGATGGTAATACATCATCTAGTACATCTTCATGGGGATCGGCATGTCACCCTTGTAAATCATTCTCATGTGATCCTGGTGCTTCTACTGTTACCTATACTACTCCAGAGGGTCCTCTAACTGAGGGTAGAGATCCTTTCCCTACATTATGGACTGCTGGAACTAGAACTAATGCTATTGCTTATCGTTATGAAGGAGGCATACCTACTACTTTACCACAAGGTCCGATAGACTTTACTATTACTCCTACTAGTGGAAGTGCAACAGATGCATGGGATGGTAGTAGTTCTAATGGTATACCTATACAATGTCCTGAGAATCCATGGTCAGATCCTGATGATATAGGTGCAGAGTTCGTTGAAGTGTTTGATTCACTCAATAGTAATACAGGTACAGGACTAAGAGTGAAGATAAGATACGGTCCTACCTCATCTGGTGACCCTGCTACTATTACTGGTACTACCCTTTATATTGATGAACTGATGAATTCAGGTGTCAATTATGTAGTAGGTGATAGTTTTAACCTGAGTATACCTAATACTGGCGGTAATATTAACTTTACATTGACTGTTTCCGCAGTAGGAGAGGTAGAAACATCTAACCCATACAGTGATTATGCACTATTGAACGCTGCTGATACGGTAAATGGGCATATTATAGAGAAAGTGAAGCATATGGATCTTAATTTCAACTATCATGTTGCGGAATTAAGCGGAGATGGACAAGATTTTGTAAAAGATACCGTATATACTACCTCTAGAGGGAATCAGATTAGAGTGATTGCGGGTTTTGGTATTACAGATCGCGCATTCTTTGGTGGATTGTACGAATTTAGACAGAAATCCTTCCAATTTATGACCGCAGACCTTGAAAGACAACCAAATACCTTTGATGATTACCGCCAACCTACCGCAGTTAGACAAGTTGACTGCAATGTTACGCCTGGAAGTAGTACAGTTACACTAGTCAACGGCTCAGATACGCAATGGATTGACGTAGGATACAATTTTAGATCCGCATACTTCCCTACTGACTGTTATATTACTGCTGTTAACGGAACTTCCTTTACAATTAACCAAGTTGCACAGTCTGTGGGCGGTGGATCTTACGATCCTGTAAGAACTAGAGTGCAAATTACCAATATTAAGATTGTAAATGGTCAAATTACCTATATCAAAATCGCAGATGGTGGATCTGGATGGAATAAATTGAATTCTAATCCTATTGTGCACCTTGTTCATGGAGATAAAAAGGGTTTATCCGCAGAATTTGACACTACATTCTCAAATGGAGTCTTAACTGCGATAGATGTGAACTTTAAAGGGTCAATGTATGCTCAAGGATCTCAGATTGACATAGCAGTTCCTATGACTGACAAGTTAATTACGCAGAAAGAGTACGCTGCTACTGATAATTATGAGGATGATCCTAATAATGAGGCATTAAAAGCTGCAATTGAGAATGATGCTGTAAAGAGTACCACATATAAAGGTACAAAGATCTTTGTAGATACAGTCACAGAGAGTGGTTTGTCCGCAAAAGACTATAATTATGAGGGAGGACTGATTGATACGTTTGAAAAGTACCAACGTATTATGCAGAGAGCAGCAGCAGATGTTCCAGATGGTTTAAACAAGCTCTATTTTGCAACAGAACTGACACAGTATGATCTTGATAAGGGTATGAGAGCTCATGAGTACGAAGATGTGACTGTAAATCGTCGTCAAGGAGAAATAAGAGACTTAAAACGTCTTCCAAATGTCATTAGAACGGAAAGAGTGTATCGTGCGTTACCTGATAGAGAGGATTATGACGATTTGAATGAGCAAACACTAGATGAACGTCTTCCTGAAGCTCTAAGACAAGCAGGATACGGATCTGAAGCAGGAAATATGCAAGATTTTGTAGATAATGACAAAATAGCAAGAGATGAGCGTTATGATTTACACGCTGAACCAGTAGAAGTATCATCTTCTGGTAAAAAACTCAATAAATTCCCTAAAGAAGAGGTTAGAACCGTAAAAGGCACATTCTATGATCTACCATGTGCGTCAAAGTACACTAAATACCTACTGAGACAGTACATACCCGATCCTAGAGTGAGTGTTAACATTAATGTTACGCTTAGTTGGGAACCACTTGTAGCTAAGGGGTGCGGAGATAATACTCAAGGAGGTTGTTTTGGTGTATCTGGACGACCTGCGGATGTAGGAAACATCACTTATGCCTCAGATTTCTCAGGACCTTTCGGACCTGGTTGCAAATCATGGAGTGCAAGCGGAAGTTATAAGATCTATAATGATCTAACTAACAGTGGGTATCTATTTGGAGTGGCATGCGATAAGTATGGCAATCCATTTGACTTTAAATGTACATAGGGGTATAATGGGAGTACCAGCAGCAATCTATAGGGGAAACTGTTCTGGACATGGAGTTGCCATTTCTGGTCACATTCATGGATGGTATGGTTGCGGTACTACTTGTTTAACAGCAAGTACTAAACCTGTTGCTACAAAGAACAGCGTATGTCTCTGGCCTCCTACTGTTCTAGCACCCGCAGGTCCTTACCTTCGGACTGTTCTTATTAATGGTATTATGCCTATCCTTGATAAGGATGTATTAACAGTTCATAGATCTTCTAGTACTAATATTATTATGGTCGGTCCTTGTGGTAAAACACCACCTAGACCTAAAACATGTAATTGTAGTATGTTAACCACAGAAGATAGTAAAGGAATAGGGCATACTAGAATAATGCATGCAAAAACTAAGACAGTCTATGCACAAGCATTAGCAATGGGTAAAGTAGGGGATCAACTGGGTCCTCCATGTTTATCCGTTATTTCCCAAGGTTCACCAAACGTAATGATCGGTCCTTAATTATGGCACTATACAACAACACACAAACAGAAAAAGCAAAACCAAAAATGACAAGACAGGGTTCTTCTCAGAATACTAAGACGAGTGCAACCTCTCGTAATGGAGCTAAAAAGAAATATCGTGGTCAAGGTCGCTAAATAGTAGTTGTATATAATGAAATTGTGACATATCAAGCATTACCAGATGGATTATTCATTCAGAATAGTCCGATAGCTGGTCAGGGGATATTCACAACGAAACCTCTGGAAGTTGGAACAGAATTGGGTATTTCCCATATACTAGATGGGAAAGACATGTATAGAACACCTTTAGGTGGATTCATTAATCATAGTGATAATCCTAATTGTGAGAAATACCGAGTTAACATGAAATATTATGTGAAAGTGATAAGATCTGTAGATCCGATGGAGGAGTTGACACTGAAATATACTTTTTATAGAGTCTAGTGGCACTAAAGACATTAACATCAAGAAATTTAAAGGTCTCTCGTAATTTTAAGGATTTGGCTAATTCATTTGCCAAGAATCCTGTTACGAAAGACCTTATTGTTTTGAAAGACGCTAATGCCATTAAGCAAGCCATGAAGAACTTGGTTTTAACTTCACCAGGTGAGAAGTTATTCCAATCAGACGTTGGTTCTAAAACTTATCAGTTACTTTTTGAACCACTTGATCCTTTTACTGTTGATACATTAAAAGATGAGATAGTTCAAACTCTAAAGAATTTTGAACCAAGGATTGAGATCCTAACTGTAGATGTTACGGCTCTCTCTGATTATCATGAATTGAGGGTGGATGTTGATTATCGTATCATAGGGCAACCTCTAGTCCAAACAGTAGACTTCATTTTACAGCGAGCAGAATAAGATGCTACCTAATAATTTGACACAGATGGATTTTGATTCCATCAAAGCATCAATCAAAGATTATCTCAGGACTCGTTCAGAGTTTACAGATTATGACTTTGAAGGATCTACTTTATCATACCTTGTTGATGTTCTTGCCTATAACACATATTATACAGCATTCAATGCTAATATGGCAGTCAATGAGACCTTCCTGTCATCGTCTACAATCAGGGATAACGTTGTAAGTATAGCGAAGGCACTAAACTATACTCCAAGGTCTTCTAGGGCAGCAAAAGCATGTGTGACGTTCAGTGTTCAGTCAGAATTATATAATGAAGCATATCCTCAGTATGTAAGTCTCAAAAAAGGTATTGTTGCCACTGGTGGTGCATATTCATTCAATGTTCTAGAGGATGTTAATGCTACTACTGATAATACAGGTAAAGCAACCTTTAGTAAGGTCGTAATGTATGAAGGAAGCATGTTGACATTCCAATATGTCGTTTCATCCTTCAAAAAACAGAAATTTTTAATTCCTACCGATAAGGCAGATACAGATACACTCAGGATCACTGTAAAACCTAATGCTCAGTCAACTCAAGAGGACGTTTACGTTTTGGGTGCTGATGTAACTAGTATTCAAGCAGATTCTAGGGTTTACTTTTTAAGTGAAACTGAAGATCAGAGATATGAGATCACTTTTGGTGATGGAGTCATTGGAAGGAAACTTCAAGATGGTGAAGTTATCAATCTATCATATATTAAGAGTAAAGAAGCAGCTGCAAATGATATTCAGACATTTGATTTTGTTGGAGAGATAGAAGACCAATATTCCAGAGCTATCAATGGTATAGAAGGCGACTTAATGGTCAATGAAAGGTCTCAATTTGGAGATGCACCTGAATCTATTGAATCCATCAAATACACTGCTCCTAGGGACTATACTACCCAACTTAGAGCAGTTACTGCACAAGACTATGCTATAATTACTAAGAAAGTCTACTCAAATGCCCAAAGTGTCATTGCTTTTGGTGGAGATGAGCTAGTACCACCTGTTTATGGCAAGGTTTACATCGCAATTAAGACAAAAACAGGAAATTTACTGAATAATGCCACAAAATTAACAATTGCGAAGGATTTAAGGCAATATTCAATGGCATCTATTGAACCAGTCATTACTGACCCTGCATTCCTCTATGTTTCTACAAACTTGTTTGTTCTTTACGATCCAACTAAAACAAGTAAGAGTATTTCAGAATTACAGTCATTAGTGCTTGGTGCAATTGAACAATTTGCTCAACAGGAAAATATTAATAACTTCGGATCAGCATTCTCATTATCTAAGTATCAAAAAGCAATTGGTTTAGCAGATAGTTCTATTGACTCTGCTACAACTCAAACTACACTAATGCGTTACATGCAGATGAATTCATCTACTGACGCTGTTGATACTTATTGTATTGACTTTGGACAACCACTATACGATTCTAATCCATCTAATGATAGTGGTGATAGTTCAACAGGTAATGGTAGCGTCTGTTATAAGGAACCAATCCTTAAATCAGGACAATTCATAACTACCGACAGACCTGGTGTTATACAATATTTTGAAGATGATGGATTTGGTAATTTGAGAACTTATTATAACAGTGGATCTTCTAAGATCTATACTAATAACAGTGCAGGTAGTGTAGATTACCTATCTGGTAAAGTATGCTTCGGTCCTGTTGCAATAACTAATCCTCCTGGCGGAGGAAATTTACCAGTTGTTAGTATTCCAGGTAACCCATCTGAAATTAGACCAGATACTCCTGGTACTATATTAAGTATACCAACACCTGAAATTACAGTTGTACCGATTGGAACTCTTCCACCTAATACAATTCCGCTAAATAATCTTAACCCTGAGCAGTATGCCGAGATACCAACTACAGTAACACCTATCGCGATAGATAATACTGGGGATCTTAACAATATTGCGTGTTTCTGAGCCGAACCAATAATCAATGACAAGCACAATTAATAAGGTATCGCAGAACGTCCTTAATCAGTTGCCTGAGTTTATCAGAGCTGATTATCCCGCTTTTGAAAAATTCCTACAATATTATTACAAAGGGCAGGAAAAAACTGGACAACCTCAAAATATAGTTAATGAATTCAGGGAATACCTGAATATTGACGAATTTGACTTTAATTTAATACAAAGTGAGACTTCTTTACTTGAAGAAGTTACTGCTACGAGTGATACTATAACTGTTGAGAGTGTTGATGATTTTGCTGAGACTAATGGTTCACTCTTAGTAAATGATGAAATAATATATTATGAAAGGGCAGATAAGTCACCTGAGATTTCACTAACTGATGGTGTTTCTTACTCTGAGTTTAGAGAGAAGTGGGTTGAACTACAAAACCCATATTTACAGTTTAACGGTGTTAATAAGACTTTTGCATTATTATCTGAGGACAATCCAATTGCTCCTCCTTCAGACGATCATATTGTTGTAAGGTTATTCGGTAAGTATCAGATTTCTGGTGTTGATTATACTGTTGCTGGTACTGATATAGTCTTTACAGAACCACCAAGATCACCTAACCCTTCAGATTCTGTTGAAGAAACCGCAATTTTCTACCTAAAAGGGTTTTTACAAGACTCTATTAGAGTTCTTGACCCAATTAATAGCAATTTTAACAGTTCAAACACAGAATTTAACTTAACTAGCGGTAATTTTAAGTATGTTCCTGTATTAACAGTATATTTACAGGTAATTATTGCTGATAAGTTACTTATTCCATATATTGACTATTCTGTAGTAAATGATGGAACCAACGAGATTTTAAAACTTAAGACTGCACCAGCATCTGACGACAGGGTTTATATTGGTTCAATTGAAGCACCCATTACTAGTTTTGGTACAGGAGCATCTGCTGTTGCTCAAATTACTAATGGAAAACTTTCTGGTATTAAGGTAAAAGGTGGTGGTAAGGATTATAGATTAACCAATCCCCCTGCTGTCACTGTCATTACAACTATTGGTGGTGGAGGTGCTTCTGCTGAATCACTTGTAAATGGTATTAAGAATCTAACTTTACTTGATGGTGGTGCTGGATATAGTGACTTACAACCTCCTATTGTTGACATTCAGGTTCCAACTGCTGCTGGTGGTGAAGCTGCTACTGCAAAGGCAACTGTTGTTAATGGTCATGTAACTGCTATTGAGTTAGTTAACTCAGGTAGTAACTATACATTCACCCCTAGAATCGTCTTTAAGGATCCTGGTGGTGGAGTTCTAAGTCAACCTACCCTTGATGCTAATAATGGCGTAGATCCTGCTTCTATTACTGTTACATCAGGTGGTGTAGGTTACACTGTTCCTCCTACTGTATATGTTGATGCTCCTACTGGTACTGATCCTGTACAAGCAGAAATCACTGCTGAAATTACTAATGGATCACTAAGTGGGTTTAGTGTTGTTAATAGAGGTAGAGGTTATACATCTGCTCCTAGAATCGCTATTATTGATCCAGGTGCTGCTCAAATTCTTGATGTTACTGTTGACTCAACTGGAAGAGTTATTGATATTGAACTACTTTCTGGTGGTTCTGGTTATGTTGACGTTCCATCTATCTACATTGTTGATAATAGAAAGGATAATTCAGGTGCATTCATAGGTGGTACTGGTGCAACTGCTGTTGCTTCCATATTCAACGGTCAAATCACTGATATTAATATTACCAATTTTGGTACTGGATATAGTATTACTAATCCTCCAACAATCATAATTCAGAGACCACCTTCTGCTACTGCCTCTGCTGAAGTAGGATTTGGTGAAGTTACTGGATTTAAAGTTGTAGAACAAGGTACTGCTTATAATAAAGCACAATTTGTTGGTTGTGCTCGTGGTGTTTCTGGTCTTGTTGGATATGATAAGGATGGAAATGCTATATTTGAGAATCAGACATATCCAGCAGTTCATCCTGTCCTTACAAGTACTGTTAAGTGTCTAGATGGTGTCTTTATTGAGAAGATGCTTACTAAGTTTACAGAACAGTATCTTCCAGACATTCCTAAGATTGACCTTAGTACGATTAATATCAATACGGTCATTAAGAATATCAGGACGTTCTATTCTGCAAAAGGAACTCCCAAATCTATTGCATATTTGTTCAAGATTCTTTATGGTGAGGATGTAAGTGTATCTTACCCTAAAGAACAGATTGTTAAACCATCTGCTGCTACTTGGCAAGTAGATACCATTCTTCGTTGTGTTATTGTAGAAGGAGATGCTAATAATCTTGCTGATGGTTTAATTCAACAGTTCCCAGACAATGTAGACCCTTCTATTGGTACTGCATCTGCTCTGATTGAGAACTTTATATCAATTAAGACCTCAGAATTAGAAATTTTTGAGATTGTTCTCTCTGAAGAGACAATTGAAGGT